CGCCTTGGCCTGCTCAACGGCTGGATATAAAATATTTACAACTAAGGGTTCTTGCGCACGTGAACGGAGCGTATCAACTTGCTGTTTTTTCCATTGAGCACCATTGCGGAACTCATTATCTTCGATGGCTTGCTTTGCCCACTTGGCACGTGCGCCAGAATACTCTCTTAATAATTCTTCGCTCTTTTGTACTTCTGAATTTTTCTGTGCCATAACTTTAAGTGATCTACGTAATCCTTTGTTATGACGCAATTTATAGGAATTTGTTTCACGCTAACAACCAATCTTGTGGTTCTTGGGGCAACTTTTCTTCCGTGTGCTGAGTTTTTAAGCTGCTTACGGTATGATATGGAATGTAATTTCCTTTAATTGCATAGAATAAGCCATCCAAAAGGTCATCATGCTTACCCCTTGGATACATAAGCAACTCATCCTTTAATTCTTCCTGCTCCTCTAAAAGATAGACTTTACCTTGCGCAAAGTGAGGTTCTAGGGTTTCGAGCCGAGCTGACTTGGAGTTTCTGGGGTTTTCTTTAATCTCCAGACCTGATATAAAGATACCTTCTTCATCTGCACGTGTGCGCAGGTATTCTCTGAGCATCTCCTGATACCCCACTGTTTCCACCCTTGTTTTAGATGGTTTGTACTTCTTTGCCCATGAAATGATATTATCCGCCAGTTTCATAGGGGTAGAGCGTTTTCGGTAGTAAGGCAAAACATATTTGTTATTATGCTTATCCACAGCTACAGATACAATAGCGGAGTAATCGGCTGTCTTCTTCGTAGATGATGCAGGATCAATACCCATAAAGATATTTACAGGTATCAGTTCATTAAACGTATCTCCGTCTTTCTTCGTAAAACGTATAAAGGCTTCATTATCGTCATTAAACTCCAATTCACCTTTGTAATATTTTATATATTTTTCTTTAAAGAGCTGATCTTCGTCTCCTACAATTTCACATAAATATTCTCGATAAAAGACAGATACACGGTTAATAGACTCCAGCTCTTCCTTCTTCTCCTTCAACTTGGATATAGGTTGCCATTCTTCCCACAAAGCCTTGTTATTATCCATATCGGGTGCAAAGTGCATATTATTCCACCCCTTCATCTCTTTTAAGGTCTCTACAAGACAGCGTTGGTGCTGTGGCGTACCAATAACTGCAATCTTTCCCTTAATCGGATCGAGAGATGGTACAGCCGACTGCAGTAGCCATCTTAAGTTTCCCTCCATCGCTTCAGATGTTTTGGTATTGTTCTCATCTTCAGGGTCATCAACCACAATCAGCGTTGGTCTTTGGTTTCCCACCTTAATCCCACGCAACTGCTGGCCAGTCCCCTTGCAGACAATCATAGATCCATCTTTCAGCTCCACCTCGGTCTTAGCCCATGATCGTGCAGAATTCATACCCCAATATCCAAATAGGGATCTAAATTGCTGGGAATAGTCCAATACATCCTTAATCGTACCCAAGAGCTTTACCGCATGATCCTGCGTTCTGGATACCAATACAATCAATTTCTTGCCCTTATCGAACATGAGGTGATACAATGGATATACACCACCCACAATAGAAGACTTGGCGTGCCCCCTAGGTGCAATAATATTCACCTGCTTCTCCGTAGACTTTATGAGCACATTAGTAATCTGCCTATGAAATGCAGGTGAAGGGGCTGAAAACATATTCGGTATAATAATCCGCCCAAAGAGTACCATATCCCCCTTGAGCTTCTTTAACATAGACTGCTTCTCCATTAGAGTATCGAGTTTCTATATTTCTTCAATTCGTAATTGCTCATATTCAAAGGACATTTGGGTAATCGCTCAACGGCGCTGGCTCTCAATGAGCCACCTGCCATCCCACAACGCATCTTCTTTTCGTATTCACCGCAAAATGCACATATTTTATCGATTTTTGGGCATACTAGAAACATAGGCACTAAATCAGGGTTCGTATACTGCTGGAGTGTCCATTATGGCAGTGGTTATAGCGGAAAACACGCCCGTAGCATCACTTTTTCCAACTTTTTGACCCACTATGCGCCTAAAGCTTCTTTTCGCCTCATACGGACTAAAATACTTGGTTTGGAATATGCGGATATAGCGATTGATTCCCCATCCTACAAGTCTCATATCTTTTCGCTTGGCCAGTCTCCTGTAAATAGTGGGGTCTTCTGTCTGAATCCGCCAGTATTCATGGCCTCTGGACTCTTGCCATAGATGGGTTTGGGTGCCTTTAAACTTTGACATCGCCGTTTTCTATACGATTAATCAGGTCATTGAGGTACCATTGGGCTTTTTTCAGGTCTTGGAGTATATTACCCTTGTACGGACAGCGTACTATATACTTGATAATATTGCCCCTGAACCAATCCATTTCCCAAGATGCAATGAAATCAGTAACCTCTATACCTTTGGTATAATGATTAGGGTGATTAACCTCATCGCCCTCTATTTCATTCTCTTGGTATACTCGCATCGTTTGACTCTGTTTTTCTTGACATGAGTAGTTTCTTCTCCTCAGTCTCTATTTGATCTGCGATTTGACTAGACATATCAATTTGCATAGTATCTGTTATAACCTTCTTGGAAGGTTTCATCTCTAATAAATCCATGAAAGAGTCTGTAGCCTTTAAAATACCGTTTACATCCTTCTTCCCCTCTGCAATATCCACTGCTGTAAGCATTTTATCGAGGACAAACGACTTGGTAATCCCCTTATCGGTCATAATCTCTTTTAATTTATCTTCTACCATTGCTTTTACTTCCTTTGTTCTGAATAGACGTTTGACCGATTTATCTGGATACCGTTGGTCTGGACGGTAAATATTGCCCAAAATATGCCAATCCACCTTATAAGGACTCATAAGCTGTCCGACATAAGCATTGACAACATTCCTGACTCGTGAGTGTTTCGCTTCACGCTCTGCCCATGTTTGAGGTTTTAAAAGAGAATACACCCCTAAATCATGATTCGGGAGGAATAGGAGCTGAGTATCTTTACGGACAAACTGCACACCGTAAATGGTTTTGATATATACCCTGTTTCGTGAATACTCTTTACGATATATGCACTCCCCTACGTATCCGTCATCCGAAAGAGCCATATCACCGTCACTCGCATCTTTCCAGTAAATATATGCAATCCCCATGTCATCACATTCAGACTGGGTGTATATGGTATGAGTAGATGGCGTATTGTTAAATCGCCGCTTAATCGTAATCATGACGTGTGAGGTCTAGTATATATATTATTATATATATTATAAGTATATATACTATTACCTATTACATAATGATTATTATATACATACACTAGTATATACACTAGTATATATACTATATATAACATACTGTTTATTATATACATACATTAGTATATACACTAACGTATATACATCCCCCTTTTCTCAATCTAAATCTCCTAACTTCGGATGAATCCTATTGTTTATCTGCATATCGATTATAGTCTCCACTATGCGCTTCTCAGACTCGTATAACTCGTAATCCTCTGTGAACTTCTCCATGATGCGTAAAGCCTCCTCCCTGTCCATCTCACCTTCATCAAATGCACCTGTTCTTGGATTAAATATTTCGTACTTGACTTTTTTCATGATATAAACTTAAACTTTAAGTGTTCTTCTTAACAATAAATATATTAAGACTTATGCTATTTGACAATTAGACGCAACGTAAGTGTACTGAGTTCCCAAAAATGAATGCAGAATGAGAGTGGGAGAAACATACACAATACCACCCCCATCACTTTAGGGGTCATGGGGTTAGTTTAGGTTGAAAGTTTACGTTGGGTTGAGTTACAAGGTGCAGGCTACATCATTGTCTATTACATTCGTGTAGCCTGCTCATGCATCTCTTATTCCCCACCCATTGATCCTTGTCTCGCTACCCCCTACTGCGCTACGCTTGTAGCCTCGTAGCAGGAGACGGATCAGGCTGTGGCACCCTCTTTATGCCTACTGGTGGTTACTGACCTTAAACCATGCCAGTAGGACTAACGTAAGGAGATGTGGTGTTGCAACACTGCATCTTCTTTTTTTTATGGGTATAAAAGATCTACCCCCCCCTCTAACATCACGCCCACTATAACGTCAATACCCTACACTACAGTATTGTGTAACTCCCTATTTGTGGTACATGAAGTACCCATTTCATAACGAATACTAGGAGTTTACTATGAGTCCTTATAAGGTGGATATGCAACATATAAGTGAAGTACTTAAGAAGGTTCTTGAAGACGGCCCATTTATGGAACCTTGTGATAACTGTGGTCAAGTAGGTTATATGAGCGATCATGGTTTATGTAGTGATGAGTGTTTTACAGACACTATGGTAAAGGCTGATCCCGATCATTACGATGATAAAGGCAATTTACGTCTTTGTGGAGATGCTTCGTGTATCTGTGACCAATCTTATTAACCAGTTAGGGAGTCGTCAAGGCTCCCTTTTTCTGGTACACGGTGTACCCATTTCATAACGTTTTGAAAGGAGTTTATCATGAAAGATAGACTAGCAAAAGCATTAGCGAATACGCTTTATGCATCTGTAGGTGTAGTAGCATACACAGGTAAGAAAGTAGCTAAAGGTTATAACGTAGTTGTAGAGGAAGGCGAATCCTTCGTGATGGATGTGAAGAGACATTATCAAGCGAAGAAGGGTTATAACGATAGTGCAAGGTACTATACTGGCCCAAAACCTGACCCTTGGGGTCAGGCAGATAGTTAAAATCGGGGCTACGGAGAAATCCATATGAGGCTTAGGAGTATTGTAGGTAAGGAGCTGGCTTTAACGCTGGCACTTTTACCTCTAGCGGTAGCTATACATATCGCATGGTAATACAAAGGGGGGTCTTTAGACTCCCTTTTTTTGGAAT